CACAGATTCGTGATGTTCGAGGTGGCCTGGATTGCGGCGACGCTGGTCATGGCGTTGATCTGGGCGTCGGACAGAGCGGCGTCGAAGCGGGCGATGAGGACGATGTCGGCGTTCGTCGCAGGCGTGCCGCCCTGCGTGAGCACACCCGACGTGGGATACGTACGGGCGCCGAACGTATGCGCCGACGTGGTGTGCGTCGGCGTCGGCCACGACGTCCCGTTGTACGTCGACACCGACCATTTGGCGGCGGAACCGGAGAAGGCACGGACGACACCGAGCCGCCACGGGGTGCCCGACGGGGACCAGTTCGGACCGTCGACGGCGTTGGTTGCGCCGTCGTAGAAGGCCATGAGCTGCGTCCCCTGGATGTAGAACCAGTCGACCGTGGTGTAGCCCGGCGAGTACATGAACACGGCGTCGGCGGGGCCGCTGAGAAGGCGCATCACGATGACGTACGTCTGCGGGTTGGATGAGGCCCCGGACAGGTTGCCGAGCGACCATGTGACAAGGTCGGAGGAGCCGTTGAAGGTGCGGTACTTGGCGAAGCCGCCACTCGTGGTGGCGCCGACCGGCACCGGCAGCCACGTCGAGTCCGACGTCTTCTTGTAGTACAGCGTGTACGCCGCCGGAGCCGGGACACCTGTGGCGTCGAGGACGACCCGCAACCGGACGTTCGTCGCCAACGCCACCGACGCGTTCGTATCCTGCGCCGCCAACCAGGTCGCCGACGTCTCCGACCCGTCGTCGTTGCGCCAACGGAAACCCTCCTGGACGACCGTCGCCAGCGACGCAGTCGGCGTCTGCCCGGTAAGAGTCAAGGCGGCGACGTCGGCGGCGGCGGATTGGGTGGTGGTGCGCGGCCCGAACACCATCGACCGCTGGACCAGTTGGCCGCTGCCCGGCTGGATCGGGTTGGCGTAGGCGACCATCAGGCCGGAATCCTCGGGTACATCGTCGGGACGACCGGATCAGTCGGGAAGGGAGACTCGGTGAAGATGAGGGAGCCGACGATCCAATCCGACGTTGCCCCGGACGGGTCGAACGAGTTCGTCGCCGCCGTCGTCGTCTGCACCTTCGACTGGAAGTAGGCGGCCATGCCTGCGGTAGTCGTCCCGGTGAAGTTGCCGTACACCGCCGACCATGTCCCGTTCGTGTTGACGGCGTCCCCGGTGATCGCCGCCCCGTTCTCGTGCCCGGCCCAGCACAGCAAGCCTTCCCCGACGTTCGTAGAGGGCGTCGTGTGGGCGACGGTCGTCACGCCGACGCCGTTGGCTCCGGTCGCCCCCGAGTTCGTGCGGTAGCCGGTGAGCAGAGCGGACGACACCTTCATGAAGGCGACGGCTCGGACGGTGACGGTGCCCGCCGACCAGTTGACGGTGACGACCGTGCTCGTCGGGATCGTCGTCGTCACCCGATACGCCTCGCAGCGAATGACGAGTCCAGCACTGGCCGCACCGGGATCATTCAGCCCGGTCTGCGACGACACGGAGGCCCCCACCGCCCCGGTGGCCGGGGAGATGCTGAACGTGCCGGTGATCGGATCGGAGTTGCCGCTACCTGCGTTGTTGTCGTACGCCATCAGGACGACGAGGAAGTCGCCGGCGGCGCATGCCGTGGCCGTCGTCACCGCCTGTGACGCACCGCTGGCTGCGACGCCCGTCCCGGCCCCGGTGAACGTGACCGCCATCGGTCACTCCCGATAAACTTCGTGTGGTCCTATCCTCTGCATCGCCTACTCATCCCAGCCGAAGTACACCTCGATGATCTGGCCGGTGCCGACCGGGATGAGACCGATGCCTGCGGTGGCTCCGGTGTCACCCCAAATCCCATCGCCTCCGAACCCGAGGATCACCGCCGAGGCGTCGGCGGCGCCGATCCGCAGGCGTGGCCCGACATCGGCGACGATGGTCGCCGAGGCCGTCCACCCGGCCTTGGCGAGGCACAGGGCGGGCGGGACACCCGCGGCCGCCCGAGTCGCGTTGGTCGACCCGGCCGTGCCGCCGGTGAACGTGACGAGACGGTACGTGCAGGCGGTGGACGTCGTGTTGTAGACGGCGACCTCGCGCAGCGTCGGAGCGACCGTCGCCGTGGACAGGATGGCGAAGACGGGCAGCACCGACGAGCCTGCGATCGTCGTCGTCATGCCCGAGTAGTAGTGGCCCATCGTTGTCTCCTCGGGTCAAAGTTACTGTTGAACAGTTCGACGGCCGTTCGACTGCTAGGTCAGGAGGCCCGTACAAGGTCGGTGATCGCTACCGTCACCGTCGAACCGTTGAACGTGATCGCCGACGCGAACGACAGGACACCCATCAACAGTCGCGTCGTGTCCGTCGAATCCGACGTGGCGTCGTACCAGAACGCCCCGTACGTTTGCTGCCCGTTCGTGCCGGAGGCGAACACGACGTCGGAGGCGTCCATGTTGACCCGGTTGTTGGCGTCGTCCTCGGTGGCGTTCGTCCGGGTCATGGAGAGGCGGGCGTAGGTGCCGCCGGTGCATTCGGTGGCGAGGGTCGGGAGGAGGTCGGCGACCGTGTTCAACACCGAGACTTCGGTGGCGGTGTCGATCGCCGCCGGCATCGCCGCCCCGGCCAGCAGGCCCATCTTGTAGGCGGTGCCGCCGGCCGAGTTCCAGCCGCCCTGCATGAGCAGGAGCTTCCCGCGGTTCGTGAGGAAGTGGGCCATCGAGTTCTCCTAATGGTGGGTCAGGCCGCGGCCGGGTCGTGGATGCCGATCGGTGCCAGTTTCGCTTCGCCGCCCGGCGTCGGCGTGGATGTCAACCCGAACGGCCTCCACACGCTGTAGTAGGAGGCGACGGCAATCCCGAAGGCCAACACAGCCGACTTGAGTGTGGCCTGCGAGAAGACGGCGCCGCCGTTGTCGGTGAGGCCGACGGTGAGGAGGCCGGAGACGGCGGACAGGAACAGGGTGACGACACCCTTCACCCAGGCCGGCGTCGACGCCTTCGTCAGGATGCCGTTGACGATCGGGATGATGAAACCGAGGATGATCGACACGGTGAACGGGTCGAGGTTGAACATCGAGTCCGATGTGGCGTCCGGGCCGACCGGCGTCGCCGTAGCCAGGAAGGTCTGGATCATCGGCCTATCTTCCCGCGGCCTCCGACGATGACGCAATCAGTCAGGCGTACTAGCAGGGGGCGGTTCGACGGCGTCCTGAAGGCGTTCGAACAGGTCGGCCGGTTCGATCATGATGTCGCAGACGCCTTGGATCTCGTCGGCAGCCCGGATGATGGCGTTGGCGACGTCGTCCTGATAATCGGTCGGCGTCTCCCGTTCCAACGCCAACGCCTGGGTCGCAGCCAAAATCATTTCGGCGCGGGCGAGGGAGCAGCGTTCCTCCTGGGCGTTGTCGAACTCGTGGCCGATCCACCAGCCCATCCCGGCGACGATGCAGACGAGGAGGAGGTAGGCGACGCCGAGGAACAGGCGGTCCGTCTTGTCCATCCGGTCATTCACTGACAGCCGCCGGAGCAGGCGCCGGGGCAGCCGGCGGTGGGGTGGGGGTGCCACCGACGACCCGCAGAACACTCGGCGCCCCGATCAGACCGGCGCCGAACGCCATCACCCCCATGTTGCCGTTGAGGAGTCCGAGCACGAACGCCGCCAACCCCATGATGATGGGGATGATGAGGCGGGCCCCGTGGGCGAGCTGCTCGGACGTCATCGTCATCCCGGCTGGTTCACGCTCTCGGTTGTCTCAATGCCGAACAACTGCTGCCAGTCGTCCGACACCTTCGGCAGCTTGTTGATGTCGCGGATCACCGGGGCACCGACCACCGTCGGATCATGGAACTGCGGGCCGACACCCTTGCTCAACGCGGCGGTCAGCTCGTCGATCTCGTCGGCGCGGATGCGGCGTGACGTGATGCCGTCGCCGACGACGATCAGATTCGGGTTCGAGTCGAGGCGGGAAATGAACAGCATGTTGTCGTCCTCCAATACTGGGGCGGGTTGTGGCGGTGGTGTCGTCGTCCAGGTGGTGAACCAGCGCCCCAGGTCGGTTGTGGTCCCGCGGTAGGCGTTGAAGTCGACGTTCGTCCGGTTCCCCCAGGTGGCCGTCTCGGTGAACTGCCAGAAGGTCGGGGTGAGGCCGCCGTACGCCTGCCAGCCGGTGCCGTTGTCGCCGCCGCGGACGTTGTAGATGTTCGCCGGGGTGCCGGTCGGCCACGGCTTCAACCCGAAGTCGGCCGAGATCAGGTCGACGCCGACGCCGACCATGTTCGGCTGCCCGGCCTCCGTCCAGTACCACTTCGGGGCGTACACCAACGTGACTTTGTGGCCGAGGCCGCGGATCGCCGTGACCACCCCGAGGACGTCGGCCCACAACGTCTTCTGCGGTCCCCCGTTGGCGTGGCAGTTGTCGTCGGAGTCGGCTTCCCAATCAACGACGCACGGGATCGACGTGTCGCCACCGACGCCTTTGTGGAAGGCGTTGGCCTGCCCCGCCGCCGGATGCGAGGCGACGGGGTAGGCAAAGTGGTAGCCGGCGAACGGCACCTTGTTCGCCTTCGCCCAAGCCAACGTCTTCGCACACGTCGCATCCGACAGGTTGCCGATCGAGGCCCTAGCGATTTGGAAGGCGACGCCGTGCGGCGTCGGCGGGACGAGGCCATCGTCGTAGACGGACGTGTCAGCCCCGAACACGGTGTCCACATCCTGTCCGGGAAGGACCCATTTCTGCGGCTGCGGCGAACCGAGCTTCTGCCACTGGGCCACCGAATGCGGGAACTCCGTGAACTGCCCGTGCCAATCCTCTCCCCCCCAGGTGGCCTGCTCGAGGCCATACCTCTCACAGTTGAGGGCGAACCATCGGAGGTCGCCGACGAAGTCGACGGCCGCCGAATAGCCGTAGACGACCGTCTCATGGAAGGAACGTCCGGGTGGGGCGGCGTGCGCCATGCCGGTGTTCAACTGGTAGCGCTTGCCTTGGTAGACGCAGCAGCCGCCGGACGAGACTTGATGGTGGCGTTGCAGGAACACCGACTCCTGCTGCTGTGTGGATCGTCCGGCGCCACCCACGCCGAGCTTCCCACCACTCGCGATCATCAGCCCCTTGAGACGCTTCTGGTACTCGGGGTGCAGCATCTGCACCGAGGAGCGGGCGAAGACCTGTTCGATCGTGGCCTGGCGGGGCGGGTTGCCATAGCCATCAGGGAACGTGGTTTCAGCCATCGACGGGCTCGACCGCTTCCACGGGTTCCACCGGGTCGGTGACATGCTCGGGCGGCGTCTCATCGTCTTCGACTGGTTTGGTGTCGCTCACGGCGTCCTCATTTCGGTTTCGCGATCAATTCCAACGCTTCGACGCGGGCGACGAGTTCGTCGTGCTCGGCCCGCAGATACGACAGTTTCGTCGTCGTCCGAACCAGGGAGGCGTGGAGCAGCGGGATGATGACCTTCGGGTCCATCTGCCACGGCCGCCACACCCCTTCCGGCGTCGTCTCGTTCCCGTCGTCGTCCCAGGTGCGGTCGGCGACGTCGCCGACACCCGGTGTGACGAACCCCAACTCGACGGCCTGCGGCCATGCTTGCGCGACCTGCTGGGCGATGTACCCGATCGCCGGAGTGTGATCCGGGTCCTCGTTCCACGAGTACATCATCGGCGTCACCAAGGCGAGGACGTACTCCGCCAGTTCCGGGTCCAGGTCGCCGATGACGGTCTTCAGGTTGGCGTCGGACGACACGTTGTAGAGGACGGCGGACGTGGCGGCGTTGCGGGTGATCGAACCGATCGCCGTGCCGGACAGGTAGAAGTTGGCGAACACGGTGCCGGACGCCGTCGCACCCGTCGAAATCTTGTTGAGTTGAAGGTTGGCGGTCGAGTCGGAGCGGGTCTGGATGACGGTGCCGGTCGCCGTGATTTCGGTGCCCTGGACGCCGATGCCGGCCGCCGTCTTGTAGAACAGGGCCTGGGCGGCGTCGACGATGACCCGGTCGACGGAACTGATGTAGACGCGGAACGGGTCCCCGGAGTCGGCGCCGACACGCAGACCCGGGATGGCGTCCGTCGTCGTACGGCCCTGCACGAACCCGACCCGGGCCCCGGCGGCGTCACGGAAATCGAGGTACGGTGTGCCGTTCGTCGTCTCCACCAGTTTCAACTGGCGGCCACCCGGATTCGAAATGACGAGTTCGCCGGTCATCGAGTCGCCGGTGACGTCGACGTAGGTGGCGGGCAGGTTGGCGATCGCCGCCGTGTTGTTGGCGACGTCGGTCTGCAACTGGGTGATGTCGTTGAACTCGGCCTGTTCGATCACCCACGGATCGCCCGGTGTGCCGGACCCGGTGATGACGAGCGTCGTCGACGTGACCGCACATCCACAGATCTGGTCGCACAACATGAACGTCTCCTACACCAGCGACGGAATGTGTCGGACCATGTCGAGCCCCAGGTAGGCGTCGGGGATCGTGAGCGTGGACCCCGAATCCTGATACAGCGAGATCGTGATGACGCAGCCGGCGACGGCCCGGAACGTGCCGGACGAGTTGACCCAGGCGTTCGCCGTGCTGTTCGACGGGAAGATCGAACCGCGATACAGGGCGCCGTTGCCGAGGGCGCCGTTCGACGTGACTCCGTGGCTGACGGTGCGTTGACCGACGGCATTCCCGGACGTATGCGCCCCGATCGACAGGTAGTAGTCGCCGGCCAGGCCGGACGGGATCGTCAGGAAAGCATTCGTCGAGGCGTGGAAGCCGTCGGTGTCGTACCGTTCCGTCGGCAGATTGATGTCGGTGTTGGCGGCGGTCAACACCGCCTGCGAACCGGCGGCGACGTAGGCCAGGCAGCCCGGCATCGACCCGGCCATGATGACCCAGAACGTGCCGTCGTACACGAGGTACCGTTTCGTGTCCGTCTCATAGATCGACTGGCCCGTCGTCGGCCCGGCCGGCCGCGTCGACGACGTGACCACTTGAAAGGCGTTCGTCTCGAGCTGCAACGGGTCGCCCTGGCCGCCGGACCCGGAGATCGTCAACGAATTCGAGATGATGCCGCAGCTACAAGTGTTGCTACAGATCACGACGCCGATTCTCCCACATCGTCATGGGCTTACACCGGGAGCATCCGCAACCGCGGTTTGACGACGGTGAAGGCGCGACCGCCGGCGTCGGCGACGGCGAGGGTGAGGAGGGCCGACTCGTCGCAGCGCAGGTCGCCGGTCAACGTCATCGACGAATACATCGTCGAGGAGCCGTCGTTCGGGGGGAGCCACAGGTAGGCCGACGGATTGTCGAATGCGGCGACGGGCAGGGCGTCACCGGTCACCGGGTCGGAGGCGGCGACCGACAGCGTCCACGCCTCGCCGGCGGCGTCGACGGTCGACGTGGCGATCGTCGCCGACGCCAACACGATCCACCGGCCGGCCGGCACCGACAACGACAGGATCTGCGACTCGGTCGAATACACGGTCGGCGTGAACGAATCCAACGACTGTTCGGAACGGACGGCGCCCGGCCAGGCCCGCAAACCCAACGCCCGTAGCCGTGACTCGATCAACGACAGGCGCTGCTGAAAAGCTTGGGCCTGTTCACGCAGGAGACGGTCGGCCATCAGTTGATCTCGCCTTCCCAGCCGGGCGGTTCCAGGACCGGACTGACCTTCTCGTCGACGCCGGCCGCCGAACGGGACACGGCGACCGACACGCGGCGTAGGCGGAGCAGGGAAAGAAGTTCGCCGTAGCCGGAGTCGAACACGTCGAGTTTCCACAGGGAACCGGGTCGGAGATGGTCGACGGAGACCGGCGCCTGCTGGGACAGGACGCCGCCTTCGATCGTGATCGGCGGGAAGGCCCGCAACGCCGACACGGTCGAGGCGCGGGCGGCGAGAGCAGCGGCCACACGTTTCACCGCCTCCACGTCCGTGTCGTCCTCGGGGAGTTGCATCGGGTCCGGGTCGACCATGTCGAGCAGGCCGTACACGTCCTGCGACGCCGGCATCTCAGCGAACCTGTAGGTGCGGAACCCCATTTCGCCGGTGTCGGCGGCGGGGACGACCGTGTAGTTCGTCTGACCCATCCCGTCGAGCGACCAGTCGGGTCGGGTGACGAACGACTCCTCCGTGAACGTCCCGTACGTCAATTCGAAATCCGGGTTGTAGGCGCCTTCCAACGTCTGTTTGTAGCCGGACTGGAAACGCCACCCGCCGCCCGGCTCCCACATGTAGAGGACGCCGTTCATGATGTAGGCGTCGATCGACGAGTTGAGGAGTTCCGACATCAGGTCCCAGGCGTACTTGAACTCTCTCGGTTTCAACGATCGGGTCAACGACACGTTCGTCGCGATGACCGGCACCGGCAGATCCCACAGGTCGAGCGTCGACGAGGCGTGCGTCGTCACGATGTCAGCGAACATCGTTCCGACGTCGACGTTGGTGTAGTCGACGACGGCGTCGCGGATCAGGAACCGTTTCTGGTAGCGGGCGAAGACGTCGGAGGCGGCGACGACGATGGCGTCACCTTTGCGGCCGACGTTGACGATCGGCCCGGACCACACCGGCTGATCGTTGCGTTCGATGAGCAGCCCGTACAGCCACGGTTTCAGGCCGCCAGCCCGGGCGAGACAATTGACGCCGCCGTACTCGTCGGGGATCGTCACCGACGCCGTCGAAATCGAGTCGAGCACCCGTTCCCAGGTGATCTGCGACCAGCGGAGCAGTTCGATCGGCCGCCGGTACGTGCCGTCGGTGATCCACGTCGTGTACGTGTCCGGGCAACCCAGTTTGAGGCGGGGCGGTTGCGGCGACGACAGGACGGCGACGGCCGGCAAAGGTCGGATCGTGTACCCGTAGAAGCCGTAGCTGTAGCCGCCGGTCGTCGAGGTGATCGGTGTCGCGGCGACGTTGGCTTGGGCGACGATGCTGCGGGTGAGGTCCTTGGCCCACAGCCCGGTCGCCGTCATCGCCCGATTCGGGTACGCCGTCCAGCCGGCCGGACCGACGACCAAATCGCCGGCCTTCACCTTCACGGGTGACGTGCCGGTGAAGACGTTGACGACGAGACGGTCCGGGCCGTACACGTTGCGGGCGTCCGTCGACGGAACGGCGACCGGTGTCGGGTCCAGGTTGAAGTCTTCGATCGGGGATGAGATGCCGGTCGTCGGACGGTGGAGTGACAGGATGCCGACGCGGGCGAAGCCGGCCGGGTCCGGGTCCGACAACGTCCAGTTGTTGTAGACGGCGACGTTCGTCGCTTCGTACAGTGAGAACACCGATTTCGCTGTCGGTGTCGTCGCCGCGTCGCGGGCGCCGACGAAGGCGGTGCCGGAGTTGCTCATCCGCATCGTCGTCCCGGCGCCCGTGCCGACGACGGGGGCCCCCAACTCGTTCCAGGTGCGGACCGAGGAGAAATGTTCGACGTCGTCGAGTGAATAGAAGTAGGAGCATGTCGCCGTCGCCGTGACGAGGTCGGCGAGGAACCACAATCTCTGATTGACGGTGATGTTGGGGACGGTGATCGTCGACGCGGCGTTGCCGATGACGGCGGCGACGGTGTTCGTGGCGTAGATGACGAGCTTGTTCGCCGCGTCGAGGCCGACGCCGACGTCGCCGTTGGCCCAGCCGAACGCCCAGTTCGCTACGCCGAGCGTGGCGAACGACGCCCGCACGGCGACCGTCAGGGACGTCGCCGCCGGCAGCGCGGTCCGGGTGACGGTGGCATAGTTGCCGGCGGTGCCGGGGACGGCGAGCCAGCCCGGGTCGTGATAGTCGACGTTGCTGTACGTGTCGGCGTGGCCGCGCAGACTCCACCCGGTCGTCGGCATGCCGGGCGGCAGGGTGATGACCGGGTCCGGTTCGCCCGACGCCACCAGTTTGATCTGTTTCCAGGCGAGGACCTCCCAGCCGTCGCCGTCCGTCCAGCCGTACAACTGTTGATAGCCGGGCGGCATCGACGGCAGCAGAGTGCCGGACAGGCCGCCGGCCGAGTAGAAACCGGACGCCGACAGGACGACGAGGTGACCCGGCGACCGGGACGGCAACAGGACTTTCAGTGACGTCCCCGTCGACGACGCCATCGTCCCCGTACCACGAACGATCGGCGGGCTCACAGGACGTCACACCCTAAGGACACGAGATGCGTTCGCCCATCGACACGGTCATCGTCGGATACGCCGGCGGGTTGTAGGTGATCCCGTCCAACGTCCAGGTGGTGCCGGACACGAACGTCGCGCACAGCGACGCCGGTTCCAACACGACGTAGCCGGTGCCGCAGGGGACGGCGAAGAAGCGTTGCTCCGGCGGGTCGTTCGGGTCGATGTACGCCCAGCCGGACGCCCAACCGCCCGTCGTCTCATCCTTGTACTGCACTTGCCGGCCGACGACGTCCCACCGTAGACCGGCGCCGGACGGCAACGGTCGGACGTAGATTTCGCCGAGGATCGGCAGGCCGCACGGATTGCCGGGGCCGACGAGGGTCGGGTCGGCATAGCAGATGGCCCGGAACGGGTAGCTGTACTGGGCCATCGAGTTCTGCCAGGTGACGATCGGCGCCATCGCCGCCATCGGGTTCACCGTGAACTTGCGGGTCGTGCGACACGACCCGAGTCGCAGTTCGCTACAGGCGGGCCGGCAGATCGCCCGCGACGCCGTCGAGTTGTTCGTCGTCAGACACGTCGACAGGGTGGCGGTCAGGTCGGAGCCGTCGACGGCGAGGGTCGTCTCCTGCGAGTACATGCATGGGTCGCCGGCCATCAACGCGAACGACGCCCGACGTACGTAGCAGGAGGCGACGGTGGCGATTTCCGATTCCCATTTGACGCCTTCGATCAGGCCGACGTTCCGCATTTCGGCGACGCCGTCCCACAGGTTGGCGGTCGATCCGCAGTAGCGGCGGATCAGCAGCGAATCCGTCGCACACGACGAACACACCCCGGTCAGTGTGGCGCCGAGCCAGCGGAACAGGTATTCGACGGCTTCCTCGGTGCGGCCGAAGAGGAACACGTTGATTTTCATGGTGCGTCCGGCGGCGGCGACCTGAGCGAGTGCGGCGCCGCCGCCGTAGCCGCCCCACGGCGTCGACGTGCGGGTGACGTGGCCGTCGTCGAGGCCGGTCCAGTCCTCGACGACGAAACCTAAGGCGTCGGCGGATTGCGGGTAGCCGGAGTTGTACCAGGGGGCGGCGTCGGCGGTCGGTGTCGTATAGGTCTGGGTCTGCCAGGCGCCGCACAGGGTGGCGGCGGTCACGGTCGTTCCTGCTGTCGCCGTCTTGTTGACGGTGATGGTCTGCCCGGTGCCGGCCAGAAAGGAGGTGGCGGCGGGGTTCGTGATCGTGGTGCCGTCGAAACGGAACACTTCCGTCCCGCCGACCGTCCCGGACGCGCCGATGCCGTTGCGGATCGAGGCGTGTTGGATGTCGCCGTTGGCGAAGTTCTGCGTCCCGTTGGTCGTCGAACCGATCTCGACGATCGACGTCGTCGCGGCGATCGACGTCACGGCGGCCTGGACGACGTCGGCGCCGAGCTGTGTCCAGGCTGTGCCGTCGTTGGATGTCCAGAACCTGGCGGTCTTGCCGGACGCCCCGTTGTCGACGTCGAGTGTGCCGGCGACCCATTTCCATTCGCCGTCGTTGATTGAGGCCAGGTTCACGGTGGAGGTGAAGGAGACTTGGCTGGCGTCAGTGCCGTCCGGTGTGGTGATGATGCTGAGGCCGGTGCTGAGCATGCTGAACCGGTAGGCGCCAACGGCGTTGCTGGACCGCTTCGAGACGAACGTGTACGACCCTGACGACGGGGTCCAGTCCCACATCCTCGCCCTGACAACGAACGTGATGTCACCGACGATGTCGAGGTTCAAGGCGTCCGGGACGGTCAGGAAGTTGCCGGTAAGGTTCGGGAACCTGACGTAGCCCGGTGTCGCCCCCACCGCTTTCTGCAAGGCGAGGTTGGGGCGCACAATGTTCGACGGCAGCCCGACCGGTGCGGTCACCTCTAGGTTGGTGACGTCGACGATGTTGTCGCCGTCGAAGCGGTACACCTCCGTCCCGCCCGGGACCCCGCCGGTGCCGATACCGGAACGTATGGACGCTTCGTAGATCGAACCGACGAGCGGCTGCGACGCCGCCTGATTACCGACCCTGATCGCCGTCGTCGACGAGAACAGGGTCGTCACGCCAGCCGTCACGACGTCCGCGCCGATCTTCGTCCAGTTGATCCCGTTGTTCGACCACCAGAACCTGATCGTGTTCCCGGTAGCCCCGTTGTCGGCGTCGAACGTGACCGCCACCCATTTCGCCTGTCCGGCGACGACGCCGGGGATGATCGCCGTCGACTGCTTCGTCGCCGAGCCGGTACCGGTCGTCGAATAGATGAACTCGAGGCCGCCGGTCGTCGTGATGCGGAGCAGGTACGACAGGTCGGTCGTCCCGGACACCGACCATTTCGAGATCAACGTCTGCGAGGTTCCCGACGCCCATGACACGGGGGCCACGTTCGCTACCAGGGTCATGTCGCCGGTGATGTCGACCGGCGCGGCGTCCGCCGAGATGACGTAGCTGGTGTTGTTGGACGGGATCGTCACCGATCCGGAGATCGTCGACCCCAGGTACGGCTTGTACGGATACGTCGCACACGCCAAACCCGTGAACGGCTGACAGGCATCCACCCCGCCCACCGCCAACGCCGGATTCGACAGGTACCCCTTCGTGCGGGCGGCGTTGATGACCTCGTAGGCGAGGCCGGAACGGTCACGGATGTACAACCAACTGTGGATCGGGCCCGGCATGTCAGTTCCTTACCATGTCGTCGGACCGCCATACGCCATCGCGTTGACAGTGGCCCGACCGACGGCTTCCGGGTCACCGTACGGGACGTGGACGTGCAGTTCTCCGACGGCGCGGCCGACGGTGCCGCCGGCGGCGGTTGCGGCGTCGGTGGCTGCGTTGGCGGCGTTCGTCGCCGCCGTGAACGCGTTCAACTGTGCGATGAAGTCGTTCAACGCCGTCGTTGACAGGCCCATGTCGGCGATCAACTTGTCGATCGCCGCAGCGGTGAAACCGGCCGAGACGGCGGTGGCACGGAACTGGGAGACGAGGGCAATGATCGACGTGCGGACCGCGGCGGCCGGGGTGCCCGCCTCCAACAAGGTGGCGGCGTACTCGCGGATGTCGCCGAGCTGCTCGTTGAGTCTGAGGACGTTCCCCGCGCCGGCGACGGTGGTGGCGTCGAGTGACGTGTATGTGGCGAGGAGCGTGTTGATCGCCGTGCTGTTCAGGCCGTACGCCTTGATGAGGGCGTCGACCTGATCCTTGTTGAAGCCCATCGCTATCGCCTGGTCGCGCAGCGCCTTCACGTACTTCGTCATGTCGGCCGTCACCGTCGTCGCTGCGACTCCGACGTCGATCTGGGCCTGGGCGTAATCCTTGATCTTCTCGAGGGCGTCGGTGATGGCGTCGCGGTTGGCCCGGCCGATGACCGTCGTCGTCAACAGCGACGTCCCAGCCCCGCCGGCGATCGCCTGCTGTTCCGTCAACGATAGTTTGTCCGGCCGGTCGCCGAGCTTCTCCAACTGTTCGTTGTACTCCAACAGGCCGAGACGGCCCTTGTCGAAGTCGATGCGGATCTGCGCCATCGCGTCCCGGTAATGCTCGAGGCTCGTCGAGTCGAACGAGTCGCGCAGGTCCTTCACCTTCTCGTTGAACGTCGCCAACCGGTCGGCGGCCGTCTTACCGGCGAGCGTCCCGTTGTTCAACTGGACGCGGAGTCGGGCGATCTTGTCGGTCAGGATCTCCTGATCGTGTTGAAGATCCCGGTACGCCTCGCCTTCCAGCCGGCCGCGGCGCACCGTCGCCAACACACCCCTGTCGCGTTGAGAGTTGAGTGCCCGGAGTCGGGCGTCGTACGTCCTGAGTTCCAGGTCGCGGGTTCGGGCGTCGGCGACCTGCCCGGCGATGTCCTCCTGATGCAGTCGCATGTCGAGGTTGATGCCGCCGACGGCGAACCCGGCCTCCGACAGGTCGGCGGTCCCGAGGCCGTCGAGGACGTCGCTGAGCTTGTCCTTCAACGTGTCGAGGAGGTCGGTGGCGAAGTCGGCGATCTGCTGCGTGATCTTCGCCGTCGCGTTCGTCTCCTCCGACAGCGGTGTGCCACCCGGGAGGCGGGACGGTTGCAGCAGACCGAACAGGGTGTTGGCGACGTTCGCCCGGTTCACCTCCGTCGCCGCCGTCTCCGTCGCCGCCTGGATGGCGTTCGACATCGCCGTCTCCAACGCCTGCGTCATCGACACTTCGGAGTCTTCGATGCCGGCGACGAAGCCTTCGCCGATTTGGCGGCCGATCGTCGTGAACACCTTCGACGGCGACCCGATCTGCAAGATGGTTTGCACTTTGGTGACGACGGCCTGGGCCATCGCCGCGGCGGCGAGGACGGCGATGATCGCCGAGTTTTGGATGCCGCGGGCGAGGGAACGGGCCAGGTTCGAACCGGCGTTCTGCATCCCCTGGTTGCCTTGGGCGGCGGCGAGTTTGACGCCGTTCGCGACCTGGGAACTGGCGGACGTCGCCACCTGAGCGGCCGACGTGATGCCGGCCCCGACCGACTTCACGAACTTGATGCCGACGAGGGTGCCAGACGACGACGCCGTCGACTCCACGCCGGTGCCGACCGCCTGCACGATCGGTTTCATGGCGGAGATCGCCCTCGACTGGCCGTGGTTGGCGCCGATGGAGATGTGCTCCATATAGTTCCCGCCCGCCGTTTCGCCTTCGTCGGAGCCGGCGTCCGGGTCGGCCGGGAACGGCAGCGCCGCCGTCGGGGCGGTCCCGGTACCGACGAGGGCACCGAGCGCCGCCGGGCCACCCAATGCCCGACTGGCGTTGAGTGTCGTCGAGAACGCCGACCTGAGTTGTTCCGCCATGATCCGGCCCGCTTCGGCGAGCGCCGCCCGGTCGGTGAGGGCGGCGACGATCGGGTCGATCGTCGATGAGAAGTCGCCGGAGATGAACCCGGCGATGACGTTTTGCGCCATTATGAGGGCGTCACCTTCGAGGCCGGCCTCGGCGAGCTGGTTGCCGAAGTCGGTGAGGAACGCGTCCATGCTGGCGTCGTCGACGATCGTCCCGTCGGCGACGCCCTGGGCGATGATGTCGGCCACCTTGTCGTGGAACTCGCCTTCGCTTTCCAGTTTGAGGGCCGCCTGGACTTCGACGTCGATGGTTGTGCCTTCCTCCGGTGTCAGCATCTGTTCGTAGGCGTCCTGCATTTCGGGGACGTGGGCGATGACCGAGTTGACCATGCCGGCCGCCGTGTCCGCGGCGATGTCGCCGGGCGGTTTGAATGCGTCGAGGGCTTCGCGGAATGCTTGCGTCGCGTCGTTGAGGCGGCCCTCGACTTCGCCGGCGGCGTCGGCGATGGCTTGCAGGGATTCGGCGGTGGTCAGGTCGGTCTGGTTGAGCATGGAGGCGATCTGCCGGCCGGTGAGGTCGAGGTCGAGGGCCGTCTTGATGTTGGCTAGGCCCTCCTCGACGGTGTCGATCGCTTCGACCTGTTCCCGTAACGCCTGCGTCGTGATGTCCGTCGCCGCGGCCATCTGGGCTTGGGCGGCGTCGGTGCCGTTGATCGTCGTCTTCAGGAAGTTGAAGGCGTCGCCGACGTCGTCGGTGCCGTCGATGATGCCGACGAACCCTCCCGGCATCGCCTCCATCGCGGCGTTGATCTGCCTGATCTCCTCGTCGCTGAAGTTCGCGAAGACACGATTGAGGAGGTCGGTGGCATTCTGGTAGTCGCCGCTCTTGGCGGCAAGCGTCAACGAATCCGTGAAACGGTGCATGACGTCGCCGCCGACCTCGCCGGTCGCCACCAGATCCGCCTCCATCCCAGAGATGAATGAGGCGAACGCCGTGTCCGCTTCGGCGGTGCCGTCGAGGATCGACTGGACGAAGGCGCTGAAGTCGAAACTTTCGGAGAGTTGCCGACCCCATTCTTCGAAGACGGTGGCGTCGCCGGTGAGACGGTCCGACATGTTCTGGATGAGCGCCTGGTTGGCGTTGTCACCCGCCATGCCTTCCAGCGACGAACGGATGCTTTTCACGACGTCGTCGAACTCTTTGGCTTCTTTCGCTGCCTGCCCGAAGTAGTAGCCGAGGCCGGCGATGCCGAGGCCGATCGCCGCGCCGATGCCGGCGCCGACGCCGCCGAACGCCGCGCCGATCGACCCGCCGGTCGCCGCCGCTCCGAGGAGGGCGAGGATGAGGGCGCCGCCGGACCCGGTCTTGCCGGCGTAGTTGCCCATCTCGTAGGCGGCGATGCCGCCGATGACGGCAGTGGCGATCGCCGTGCCGACGCCGCCGAACTTGTCCTTGGCTGTCTCGCCGATCGCCGTCATTCTCGTTTGGAGGGCTTGAATGGGGGAGACGACGGTGCGGCGGAAGAACGTGTTCATGCCGCCCATGACCCGGGCCCCGATGCCGCGGCCGGCGGTGGCGGCCGTGTCGCCCGTATCAGCCGGGAACTTCGGGATGAGCATCTTGGCGAGGGACACGCCGCCGGTGGTGAGCCCCTTGATGCCGTTGACGACGGAGTCGAACAGGCCCTTGGCGATGTTGATGCCCAGGTTGGCGAACGACGTCGTCGTCTTGCCGTCCTTCTCCTTCTTCATGGCGGTACCGATCTTCGTCATGAGACCGGAGACGATCTGGGTGCCGAGGTAGGCGAGGCCGCCGAGGATGCCAGTGGCGATCAACGGGTTCCGCAGCATGGCGTCGATGCCGTCGATGATCGGCTTCGGCAGGAAATTGAAGACGCTGCCCGACAGGGCGTTCCATCCGGCGACCAACGCCGACGAGATCAGTTTCAACCAGCGGGGCACCTCCTGGGCGATGCCTTCGCCGAGGCCGACGAGGAAGGCGCCGAGGATCGTGGCGACGATCCCGGCGAACGCGGCGGCGGCGACCGTGACGGTCCCGATGAACTCGGGGGAGGAGAGGAACTTGCCGATCGCCCGGCCGACGGTCCGTATCCCGTTGATCGCCGCGAACGCCGCCTTCGACAGGTTGTCCCAAGTGAAGTTGTCGGCGAACCAGTTCTGGACGGAGTTGAGCGCCGATTCCAATCCGGCTTTCAGGCCGCCGGTGCCGTCCACGCCTTCCCACAGGTTCCCCGCCGATTCGGCAATGCCATCCCACAGCGAGTCGAGGGCTCCGCCGATGCCTTCGTCCTGCCACGTCCCGATGAACCCTTCGATCGCCCCACCGATCGGAGCCAACAACGTGCCGACCTGACCCAACAGGTTGCCGAGCGTGCGGACTGCCGGTTCGAAGAACCGGCCGATCGCCGACGCGATGTTGATGACGCCGGGGATGAAATCGTGGGCGAAGAAGTTCGTGACCGCTTTGAAGCCGGGGATCAGGAAGTTCTGGAAGACGCCGCCGATGAACCCGCCGACACCTTCGATGGCGTCGGCGAACGGGCCCCGGAAGAACCGGACGACCGGACCCAGGAACGTTTCCTCGAGCCGGTCCAAAATCTTGGTGCCTTTGGAACGGTCGTCGGCGGGGCCGCCCAACACGGAGGCGATCATCTGGTCCTGCTCGTCTTGGCCGCCGCCGAAGACGATGCCCCAGATGTCGCCGACCGCACTGGCGATCTGACCGACGATGTTCGAGATGAACCCGATGACCGTCTTGGCGACGTTGAGGAACGGGCCGCGGAAGAACCGGATGACCGGACCGAGGAAGGTGCCTTCCAACAGGTTGAGGATCAGCGACCCGCCCCGTTCCTTCGCTTCCGTCATCGCCGCTTCGGAGTCGACGCCGTAGAACAGGACGGACAGGCCGGACGCCACCGCCTTGTCGAGGTTCGTCCCGAAGTTCTTGAAGCCTTCCAACTCCAAGCCGTCCGACAGGACGTCGGCGAACACGGCGAAACCGCGGATCAACCGGGCCAGGTAGATGTTGACGTACCGCATGCCGTCACCGATGCGGGTCAACAGGGTCGGCTTCCCGTCGCCGCCTTCGCCGCCGCCGAACGCGCCACGCAACGCCCGGCCGAGACGTTTGAAGGCGTCGATCGCCGGCCTCACCTGATCGACGACGACACCCCACGTCGCCGCGAACTTCTCGTTGGTGCGACGGAAGAACCCGAACGCCGCCGTGATCCCGGCGACGGCGACGACGAGCAGGCCCATCGGGGTGAGCGCCAACGCGACGCCCTTGCCGATGAGGCCGAAGATTTCCCACACGCCCTTCAAGGCGAGAAGCAGACCCAACGCTTTGATGACGTCGCCGAGGACGTCGCGGAACAGTTGCAGCTTCAGCATGTTGTCCGACTGCGGGAGCAGCGTCCCCCACGGCGTCGTCTCCCTCTTGAACATTTCACCGGAGATGAACTGGCCGGCCAGGTCCATCGCCTCGTTCAACCCGCCCATGAACGACTTCAACGGCCCCGCCACGAGGTTGATGAGGGTGGCGCCGAAGATGGCGAAGTTCTCCTTCAAGTTCGCGGCGAGGCCCGTCAACGTCCCGGCCGCCTGCTGAGCGAACCCGTCGATCTCCGGGAACCGTTCCTTGACACCGGACTGGAACGCTTCGAAGAAGGCGTCCGACGAAATCTTCCCGCCCAACTCGCCGGACTCGCGGGCGGCGTTCGCCGCGGCGACGTCACCGCCAAAGAAACTGTCGGCGAGGATCTGCATGATCGGGATGCCGGGCAGGGCGTTGACGAGCTGGTTGATGTCGTTGACGGCGAGCCGGCCCGACCCGGCGATCTGCGAGAAGGCGAGGCGGGCGTGGGCGAGTTGATCGGTCGTGCCGCCGGTCAGGGCGGTGACGTCGGCGAGGAACTTCGTCAGGTTGAACGCTTCGTCGACGTCGCCGAGGCCGGCCGTCAACTGGGCGACGGAACCGGCGACCTCGACGAAGTCGAATGCCGTCGTCCGGGCGAACTGGGAGATTTCGTCCAGCACCTGTGCGGCTTTCGGCCCGTCGTGGAGCAGCGTCGTGAACGTCAACTGCAACTGTTCCTGCTGTCCGGCCCGTTCGAAGCCGCTGGTGAGCAGCGACGTGACGGCGCCGACGCCGCCGAGGAGGCCGGCGCCTTGCATGATGCGGGTCATCATCGACTGCTGCCGGCTGGCGGACGACGACATGGTCCGTTCCCGCCGTGCCATCGACGATTGGATCGCTTTCTCGTCGCGGGTCAACGCCGACCGGATCGCCCGAGAGACTCCGGCGAGGGCCGCCCCGACGCCTCGGCCGATCGTGGAGAATGCCCGGGCGAACCCGGTGGCGAACGTGCGGACGATGCTGTTGATCGCCTGGAACGTCGACCGGAACGCCGACACCAATCCGCGGATGACGGACTGCATGCCGTTGACGGCGTTCCGTAGGAGGACCGTCGCCCCGTTGAACACGGTGCGGAACACCTGCGTCAACGAACGGATCATCGTCGTCGAGATCTGCGTGAACCGTCTGATCGAAGCGACGCGTTCCGCGCTCGACGTGCGGATCAACGCTGATTGGATGCGGGCGTCGTTGGCCCGGTCCCGGGCGGCGATCTTCGCGTCGGCGGCGGCCTTCAACGCCTGCGTGTTCGTCAACGCGTTCTGCGACGTCGTCAACTGTTGAAGAGTGCGTTGCTCCTGACCGATGGCGGACAGTTGGGCGCGGGCCGACGTCGCCATCTGCGTCATCACCGTGTTGAACGAGCGGGCGTCCGTCGCCAACAGGTCGAAGTTCTTGGCGAGGGATTCGACGAGGGCATTCAACGCTGCGAACTCGGGGGCCGCACCGCGGGCCGTGTTGGCGTTGTACGCGTTGCGTGACTGCTTCGCCGTCTTCTTGAAGGCGTCGCCGACCGTCTGAGCCGACTTGACGCCGGCCGCCGTCGCGTCCTTCCAGGCCCGTTCCGACTCCTTGGTCATCGCCTTCATGGCCTTGGTGATCGCCTTGATGAGCCCGGCGATGGCCGCCTGGACCGGCGCCGAGTTCAACGCTGCGACGATCGCCGCCGTCAGTTTCGCTTCGAGGTCCTTCGCCGCCTGCGCCGCATCCGCTTCTACCTTCAGTCTGTAGGTGGCGTCAGCACCGCCCGTGTCGGACACGGCTACACCGCGTCCGCGTTCAGGCAGCCAGGCACGGCCGGGAGTCTATGCTTCGCCGGTTTCGCGGGCTGCGATGGCAGCCCGCTTCATCGCTTCCATCTCCTCGAACGCCGACTGCGGCGTCTCCCCACCCGGCTCATAGTCCGTCCCTGACGTGTCGGGTGAGCGGCCCTCATGGAGGACGGTCCACAGGAGGTCGCGGTACTCGTGCGGGTTCGCCATCATCGGCGTCTGCTTCAACATGTACGCCCAGGCGACGTCGCACCAGTCGGACGGGGAGATCGTGTCCGGGTCTACTCCGGCGAGGATGAGTTCGCCGCGGATAGCGCCCGAGACGTGCTGCGCTTCGCAGTACGCCCAGAGGCGGAAGAAGAACTCGTAGGGTTTGCCCCGGTGGCCCCCGACAGCATCTGGTTGATGATCTCGACGAGGACCTCCGCCGACAGGGACGCCTGACGGGCGATCGCCGTCTTGAAGCGGCGCTGATCGTCGGGGTGGACCATTTCGACGATCGCCTTCACAGACCTGGCGGTGTCGTCGTTGTCGTCGGAGCCGAACATCATCAGGTTGAACATGTTCGTCGTCTTCAACACGCGGATGTTCTCTTCGCCGAACAGGGTGATGGAGAACGTCTCGATGTCCTCGACGGCCTGCGGCGTCAACCCTTTCTCGGCGAGGATGGCGTCGACGTCGACGACGGACCCGTTCTTCGAGGGGCGGACCGTCGTGCGTTTCGTTGGGGCAGGCATCGCTGTCAGGGTAGCGCAGCCGTCAAAGCATCGAAGCGATCAACGCCTCGACCTGTTCCAGGGCGGCCTCGTAGAAGTGGACGCCCGACGTGCCCGGATGGTTCACGGACCGGACGGCGATCTGCAACCCGGCGAACTCGTTCGTGCCGGGGAACGACAACCACTGATTCCCGATGATCGGATGGGGGGAAGATCCGTAGTTGACGGAGAAGAACTTCGCCTTGAACTTGCTGTCACCCATGATGTGAATGTTCAACCGGGCGCCGTTCGCCTGACGGCTGACGTCGAAGGCGTACGACGTCGGGTCACTCAACGACTTCGAGCGGGGCCGGGACAGTTTCGGTTTCGGGGCGGCGGCGGCGATCAAGTTGAGGGCTTGCGGGCCGGCCGCCTGACAGACGGCGCGGGCATGCTTCGCGGCGATCGCCTCCATCTGCACCTTCACCGCGTTCGCGACGAAGTTCGTGCGGGTGGCGAACGTGATTAACGCCATCAGGGCCTGTAATCGACGAAGATGCCCATCGACCAACGCACATTCCCGGCCGCCGGGTCGTGCGGGACGAGCTGCGAGAAGCCGGCGACGTCACAACCCCCTAGTTGGGCGCCGGGTGTCGCCAACAGTTGCGAGATGACGGCCCGGTAGACGGTTTCCATCGCCCCGTAGCTGTAGTAGGCGGCGTTGGTGTGCTCATCCGGTGACGGGGAGGGGGCGATGTCGCCGCCCTGGACGCGGATGCGGGGGAAGCCGGAGAGGCAGACGACGACGTTGATGTTGACGCGGGACTTGACGAAGAACGTGCGGGCCGACTCGACGACTGCCGGCGTCGTGATGGAGGCGAGCCAGGCGGCTACGTAGTCGCCGCCGCCGACCGGTTCGCCATGCGACACGTAGATCGGCATTTCGGAGCAGATGTCGCCGAAGCAGTTGCGGACGGCGAGGCCGGCGATCAGGGCGGCTTGTTGGGTGACGGTGAACAGGCGGTCGCAGCAGACCGCGGCAGGCTGATCCGAACTGCACGGCGGGATCGGCATGGCGTGATCCTACGACGCGCAACAGCCGCCAACCCGGAGGCTGACGGCTGTCGGCACGGCTCCCACAGAGGGGGTTAGCTGTAGGTGATCGGAAGGTCCTTCAGGCCGCAGCCGGCGGCGGCGAGGATCAAGGCATATTCGGCGTCGGAGTAGCCGACGCGGATGTGCGGCGAGGCGGGCATGGCGCCGGTGCCCGGGTAGTCGTTCCACGGGCCGCGGACGAGCGACGGGTTGGAGACGGAGAACCCTTCGAACGGCAGCGGCGACTGCTGATCGTTGAACGTCTCGGCGCCGCAGTTCAAGAACACCTTCGGGAAGATGTGGCCTTGGTAGGTGGGGAACGCGGAGGCGCCGGAGGCGCAGTCACCGGACGTCTGGCTGGTGAGGCGGGTGATGATCTCGAGGTACACGTTGCGTTGCAGCGCGGTGGGGCATGCCTGCTTGGCCCAGCCGATGATCTTCGTCGGGAAGCCGGTCGAGGCGCGGCCGGTAATCAGGGTGCCGCCGAACAGGATCGACATCATTTCCCAGTCCTGGAAGATGATGTTCCCGGAGATCGTCTCACGGAGCAGGCAGCCGGCCTGGTAGTAGGAGAACATGATGTCGCCGCAGCCGTTCGTCGGTTCGATCCGTCGTTCGTCGCGGTATTCGGGGGTCGCGGTGGCGTCGATGATGCCGACCGACACGATGCCAGAGTTGACGCCGCCCTGCGGGGTGCAGTCTGCGTCGAGGAGCGCAGCACGGATGATGCACGCACTGTGCTGTCCGAGACACTGGGCGCCTGCAAGGTTCGATGCCATGTTCTGCTCCTATGTGCGATGGATGGCTGCCTCCGAATCGTTGCCCGCCGCTCGCTCATTACGCAAACGACGCCCGGCGCGGCGGAGCCCCCACCGGCGGAGATGAGGGCCCCACTCCACGACCCGCTTCCCGGGAGCGGGCTAGGTCACCTTAACGGAGTAAGCCCATGTCACGGGCCCAGGCCGGGTGGGCGTGGACCTCGTTGATGTGATGGTGGTTGCACAGGACGATGAGGTTGTCGTCGGTGTGCTCTCCGCCCCTCGAGCGGGGCAGGACGTGATGCAGGTTGATGGCCCCCCAGCACGGGCCGTACACCGATTCGCGGAGTACGCAACCCCCGTCGCGGCGGAGTACCTGCTCCCGGAGTCTGCGGGGGATGCCCTCCTGGCGCGGCTTCGTACGACGGAACGGCGTCCTCTTCAAAGGGGTGCGACGCACAATCCTCTCAGTCACTCGCGGACGTACAGGGTCCAGCCACGGAGGAGGTCGTTCGACGTGAACGCACCGTACTTGACGGCGCCGGCGGCGGCGACGAAACGGCGCACCTGACCCAACCCGGCCAACGTCATGGTTTGTTGGTCGGTGGGGTCGCCGAAGCGTTGGTAGGCGACCGTCTCCGAGTAGACGTTGGCGGATTGGATGCCTTCGGGCGTGTCGCGTTCGTTGGAGATGGTGCGGAGGATGTCGCAGCCGATCTCGGCGGCGGCGAGGCGCATGATGCGGTCGGGGTGGTTGCCGGACTCCACCGACACGGAGAATGTGCCGACGTGCGTGTCAGGCAGGCGGACGTTCTGCGTCGACGGCCACAGGTCGGGGGCGCCGGAAGGGAGGAACCGCTCCAAACTGCGGACGCCGCCGGTCGTGCGGAGGACGGTGTAGGTGGTGTTCGACACGATCGCCCCGTCGATCTTCACTTCGGTCACGGTGGGGGCGACGCCGGGGAGGGGGATGCCGTTCGGGCTACAACCGCAGCCGCAGCCGAAGTAGTGGCAGCGGTCCAGGCAGGGCCGGTACACGGTCGTGCAGCGGCCGACGGGCAGGCTGCTGATTTGGGCGAGGGCGTCGCAGGCCGAGTCGAGGATGTCGTCGATCTCGGCTTCGGTGAGGGCGGGGGAGATCTTGTCGAACGAGCATTCGCAGTTCGCCAGGTCTTCCTTTTCGATGACCCGCTGGCAGGCGTACCGGAGGGTCACGGGTCAGCCGGCGTATCCGCCGGTGAGTGTCGAACGGACCGACCACGCAGGGTTGAAGACGACGAGCGCGTACGTTTCCCGCATCCAGGTGACGATGTTCCGTGTCCGGTCCAGTTGGCTCGTCAGGTCGGCCGGCGAATGGTTCTCCATCAGCGAGTAGCCCAACACGCCGGTGCCGTACACGACGTTGTACGGGCGGTGCCCGGCGTCGGAGATCACCCGATGCCCGGCCGGCGACACCAAGCCTTCGTTGGCGAGGAAGATGACGCCGGCGGAGACGGCGGGGCCGAGCTGGCGGGGGTGGATCATGATGACGCCCCGCTGGTTCGAAATCCTTTCGGCCAGGCCCATTTCGACGGTGGCGATCACATCGACGAGCGACGTGGCCGACGCCAACGGCTGCGAGTTGACGGCCAGGTTCACATGCGACGCCGACAGGGCCGTCGTGGCTGCCGTCGCCAAGGCTTCCGATTTGGTGGCTTCGAAGGCGGACGAGACGTAGCCCTCCAACTCGTCGAGGTCGCCGGACAGGGTCGAGCACTGCAACATGTTGAACGTCAAGAAGGCGGCGGTGGCGACTTCGGAGAGGAGGAGGTTGCCGGCCGTTTTGGCGTCGTCGACGTTGCAGGAGAAGTCGCGGACGATCGGGGAGAGTTCGCCGGGGGCCATGAACTTCGCCCCCCGGGCGGCACGGTCGACGCCACCCGATTCGACTTTGAGTTCGGTGGCGACGTCGATGAACCGGCCCCACGGCCGCGGCTCCAACGCCGGCAGCGAAATCTGCGGCCCGTGTACGTATGGCACGATTCATCCTCTCACGCAGAACACCCGGCCCGGCGCATGCCGAGCCGGGTGTCCTGGCAGGTCTAGGGGTCAGGTCAGGTGGCGACGCCGGTGCAGGCGACAGCCCGGTCAGCGGTCATATTTCCCGCGTAACATAGGGTGTCGAACTTGACGAGGTGGGCGGGGCAGGACGTGGTGTCGACGACGCCTTCGTAGTTCTCGAAGAAGTAGGTGACTTCGTTCTTCGAGTTGGAGGTGTTGTCCCGATACCAGTTGTTGCCGGTGACGCCGATCGACAGTTGGGCCCGGTCGATCATCGTGAACTTCCCGACCGGAGCCACCAACACCTCGGCCGTCTGCGGGAAGGCGGACAGGACGCCGGTGGCGCCGGCGGACAGGTTGGCGTTCGACGTCAGGTTGGGGACGACGGTGCCCCAGGTGGGCGTGTCCAAATACCAGGTCATGTCGAAGCCGGCGTCGGCGAAGACCCGGTTGACGTCGGCTTCGGTGGCGATCTGGAACTGGCCGTTGGTGTTGCGGCGGCGGGAGATGTCGACGCGGAGGGCGTCACGGAACCAGCGGGGCGCCCACGCCTGCATCGGGACGTCGTCCCAACGTTGCTGCTCCCGGTACATCGCCAGGTACTGCAACAGTTGTGTGCCGACACGCTGCGTGGCGGAGATCGGGCCGAGGTCGAGGGTGGTGACGGAGCCGACGCCGGACGCCATCGCATCCAACAGTTGCCGTTCGCCGAGGCGGGCGTAGTTGGCTGCGCCCCGGTTCAGGTACGCCGCGACCAGTTCGGGGAAGGTGAGGAGTTCCATGTTCTTGACGGTGAGGCACCAGTAGACGCCGTACATCGTGTACTCGGTCGGGGTGGCGCAGGTGATGCGGGCGCAGGCGTTCTTCGTGGCGCCGACGTTGGCGTCGTTGGCTGCGGTCCAGATCCCAGCCGAACCCGCCACCGCCGACAGCGACGGCGACGGGTAGATGGACACCTTGCCGCGGGGAGCCTGGAACCCGTTCAGCGACGCAGCGACCGGACGGCGCGTCGTGTTGAGGCAGGCCATCCCGTAGTACGGGGTGGCGGGGGCGCACAGGGAGGCGGTGATCTCCTCCGTGCTCCGGTTGAACGACGACAGGGTGTCGAGCTTGCGGAGGTTGTCGAACGCCGAATCGGTGAGGACCCGTTCGGCCGGGTAGTTGCCGCGGACCATGCCGACTTCGAACTTCTCCCCCGACCCGGGGTTGAGCGCCTTGGCCCGTTCGAGGGCGGCCATGCCGAAGTCGCCCCACGAGGCGAACGGGTCGCCGACCTTCATCCCGGGGCGGGAGTTGGTGGTGAGGATCTTGTCGATCTGGATGCCGAGACTCTCAACGGGGGCTTCGGACGCTTCGAGTTCCACACTGGTGCGGATCACGGCCGGGGGGGCGGCGACGGTCTGCGGGGCGGAGGCTTCAGCTTCCGGTTCGTCGGGCTCGTCGGGCTCGTCGCCGTCGGGCTCGGGCTCGGTGTCCGACGCCGTCGTCGGAGGGGTCGCCGCCGACGCCGCGGCTTCGTCCTTTTCGACTTCGGTCTGGTCGTCGACCTCGGTGGCAAGCGCCTTGATGTCGATGCGGTAGGCGGTGGCGTCTTCGTCACTCGGGGCGTCATCGGAGCGCATGGCAGCAAGCAACGACTGGCGAGCCGCGATGAGATGGGTCCGCAGTTCTGCGGCACTCATCCCGGTGCGGACTTGCGGGATCTCGTAGAACATCTGTCGCCCTCCTGGCGTGACGTGGTGTTGAACGAATGCTTGCCCCGCGGTCCTGAGTAACGCAAACGACTCAGTCGTCGAGTTCCAGCTCCAACTCCAGTTCCATCGCCAACCGCTCCCGGTTCAACAGGGGCACAGCCGGGGGGTCGAACGGTTCGATCGGGGCGATGTCGGCGGTCGTCATCGCCTTGCCGATGACCTCGGTGAACGTCGACGTCGTATTCGCTGATGTGAGCGGGGTGAGCGACGTCCAGTGTTCGATGCCGCCCAACGCCTTGATGATCGCATCGGCGGTGGGACGTTCCACGGGGACGGCGTGGAGGGAGGCGACGAGTTCGACGACCTTGCCGCCTTCGATGCGTCCGCCGTCCTTGTCGGCGGACAGGCCGGAGCCGGGAATGTTGTAGCCGGGCACGTTCACACTGACGATCGCCGTCAGCGTGGAGTCGGTGCGCCAATGCCCGGACACCCTCGAGGCGCGGGCGGCGTAGAGGGCGTCGGGGTCGATGCCCGGCCGCACCCGGCCGGACACCCACGGGCCGAGGCGTCCGTTGGAGACGCGGACGTCGGCCCAGGCGTTCTCCACACCGCCGTAGGCGGCCCACCGGTCCCCGGTCCCGAGTGGTTTAGCGGGGTGGCCGCCGAGGAAGAAGATCGGGCCCGTCTCCACCATGCCGCGGTCCGTCATCACGCCGGGTTCGCAGAACGAGGCATAGTTGTCCGGCGGCCTCGGTGCCAGGACGCAGCGGCCTTCGATGCCGGCGTGACAGGAACCCCAGGCGGCGAGGTGGCCGGTGACGACGCCGTGCTCGTCCGGCGCCACCTTCTTCAACGTGGGGGCTTCCGGGCGGTGGAAGTCGTCCCAGGGGACGGTCGCGCCGGCGGAGGCGGTGATCTCCTGGCGTTCCACCGTCAACGAAATCGCCGTCGAGGCGAAGCTGATTTCGATGGGGACGGGTCCGGGCGTCTTCGCGGAGGCGGTGACCTCTTCGTCGTTGAGGAGGCCGTGGGCGTTGGCGAACGCCGGCACGTTCACGAACGTCGTGGCGGCGAGCCCGTACTTCGTGAAGTCGACGTTCAAATCCCAGAACGCCGGATCGTCAGGATCATCCGACCCCCATTCGGCGGTGTACTCGACGTCGGCCAGATCGACGGAGTTGTGGAACAGCGACTTCGTCATCGCCAACGTGACCAGGCGGTGGGCGTCGTCGACGTCGGCGAGCCAGCCCTTCCCGGAGATGTTCCCGTCGTCATGGAACGTCACCTCCTGCAACGACCCGACGACCTTCGCCCCGTCATGCGCGGAGGCGGTTTCGAATTGGGCCATGATCGGACGGGGCAGGGTGCCGCCGTAGATCGACCCTCCCCCCGACACGAGCATCCGTCCGTCGCCGGTGCGGGCGTCCATCGAGGCGAGGGAGGGGAAGTAGACGGGGCGGAGGAAACCGTCGCCGCCGTCGGGGTCGAACGCACCAAAAGTGGTCTTCATCGTCGTGTCCTTCTACGAGTTTTCGGGGACGTCTTCGGTGACGGTGTCCTGCGGCGAACCGGGATCGCCCTGACCCGGACCAGACTCCGGTTCGCCGGCCGGTGTCGTACTCGGTGAGCCGTCGGGTTTCATCATCGCCTTCTCCCAGTCGAAGTCGTCGGGGAGGTCCATCTCCCAGAAGGCGAGGTACGGATTCTTCGCCCGCCAGCCGAACTGGCGGATCAACTCCTGGTCGTCGGGGGCGTCGTCCTCGGTGAATCCGGCCACCCTCCGACCGGTCGAGTTCTTCAAGGCGCCGCGGTCCGTCAACTGGTTGGCGGAGTCTTCGCGGTTGATGCGGACGGATGCTTCGGACAGGTCGTACCAGACGGCGGTGTGGACGATCTGCTCCGGCGACAGACTCGAGTTCGCTTGGAGTTCGGCGTGGAGGATGAGGCGGGTGAGGCCCCAGCAGAGGGCCTCGATGTCCGGGATCACCGCGAGACGCAACTCGTCGGCGGTGTCGTTCCAGTTCTGGAACCGGGTCTGACTGTCACCCTTCGACGCTCTGGTGTTGATGTCCAACGCGAACATGATGTTGTCGAACAGTTCCTGGCGGAGCTTCAGGTCCGTGTCCTTCGTCTCCTGCCCCAACACGATCTCGCGGATTTTGGCGCCGGCGTCGTCGTCGCCGGAGATGACGATGTTCGCCACGTCCGCCGCCTGACCGTCCTCGGAGGCGACGATGTTCTCCGACAACAGTTCGTTGAAGGCTTGCACCAGATCCTGCGGCCCGGAGGCGGTGCGTTCACCGGAGGCGAGCTGCTTCAACGACTGCGGCAGGAACAGGATGCCCGCCGTCGCGGCCCTCGAGCGCATCTGGGCTCGCATCATCACCTGCATGCGGAGCAGGAGGTCGCATTCGCCGTCCAAGGTATAGAGGACGGGGTCGGGCATGTCGATGAACCGTGCCGACGGCTGCCACAGGCGGCCCAGGTAGTCCTTGCGGGCCACCTTCCTCGTGCGGGACGGTCTGGCTGGGCCGCCGGGGCGGGTGATCCAGGTGAGGTCACCGAAGTTGCCGCCCGACTGGTCGGCGCTGACGGTGCCCGGTTCCGCGGCGGCGTCGGTGGTCAACTCGTCGGGGGAGAGGAACTGGTAGCCGTCCGTCCCACTTCTGTCCCTGACCCGGATGAGGTGGGTGTCGGCCGGGACTTTCATGTGGATGAAATACCGTTCCACCAGGCCACGCACCCCGCCGACGGGGCTGTAGATGCCGTTGACGACGTCGATCGCCGCATCCAGGCCGGAGCCGCGTTCGATGGGGCCGATGATGTTGCCCTGATCGTCGAGGAGGACGGCGTTCAGGCGGGCGGAGCCAGCCAACCGTGCGGCACGGTTCAACGGATACCTCACGGTGCCGAGCGAGTTGTAGTGCCGCCACGCCCTGGCCGACAACTGTTGGGAGCCGGCCAACGATTCGGTGAGGTAGTCCTGATCCGTCTTGTTGCGGAGGTTGAGGGCGACGGCGGCGAACGTGGTCGACGTGCCGGTGACGTTCGATTGGCGTTCACGGGTCGACGTCAACATTGGGGACCTCCTCCAGCGCATGGTATGTCTGGAGGAGTTCCATTGTCTTGTGGTCGACGCGGTGCGGGGTGACGGCCTTCTCGATCGTCCACGCCGGCTGCATGCCGAGCTTGGCGCGTTCGTCGGCGTAGAGGACCTCCCAGATTTCGGGGAAGATCTTCGTCAACCTCGAGTAGGCCCTCGTGCGGGCGAGCATGGTGAGGCGTGAACGTTCCTTGGCTTCGAACCCGCGGCGCACCTTGTTCCTCCTCCGCCCGGCCCGTTCGGCCGGGGACCGTTTGCTGAGCGTCAACCTGATCCGTTCCCTGTCTTTGGTGACGGCGATGATCTCGTCGAAGAAGGGGCCGAGCTTCCGGCGGTAGCAGTCATC